GTCAAAAATGATGGTATCCTTAGGTTACCCCAAAAGGGTAACCCGTGCGCGCGTCTTACGACGCAACGTGTACAGCCCGCTGGTCTTAGAACCAGACAGGACTGCCGCCGCTTCAAGCAGGTCCATTCTCTCACAATATCGAACTCGTGAAGATATGGGTCGTTCGAGGTATTCGAACGATCTCCATCTCCAACTGTCGTGATTGTATCGAGAATGGGGGCTCGTCATCAACTCATCGATTTCGACTTGGAAAGCTGAATCCCAATTTCTCGGGCTTAGGCTGACAAGACGAATATCTTCGGGGACGGCGTTCTTAAGTAACTCAAGAACGTCGGGACCGAACAATTTCAACCATAAAGGTTTACTTTTGATGATGTTGTGAAGCTGTACTATGCTCTTGAAAGAATCTAAAGCATAGTCCAGTACGACGGGACGAACGTCTACACCCAAATACCAATCCGCTCCACATGATTCCCGGAAGGGACCTTCACCGAAGGTCTTCTTGCGATTGAGTGTGAAACCACAAGCCTCTAGGCTTTTGGCAACACTCTCAAACATGTGGGATTTCACAATGATATCATCACCATAGACTAGGAAGTCTCGGGTGGCGACAGCATCGTGAAACGTAGCTTTGATTATTGAAGCAAATATCAAAGTTTCAAGCGGAAAGGTAAAGCCGTTTCCCATGCTGCTGAACTTCTCGTAGCGTTTGCTCTCCAAGGTTTTAGCCTTACGGCAATCCTTTGATGGCAAAACGTATGAGGGGCTCCGAATGGAATTCAGAAATGAAAACCAAGCAGGTGGGAGGATCTTTCGAACTACTTCAATACTTATAGTATCCGAAGCAGCTGAGAGATCCATTGTGGCAAAGGAGCCGGTCATAGAACCAACGCGTGCAAAGATTTGATTCAAACTTTGATCGCGTATATCTAGACCGTGCCTCTTAAGACGTGGCTTCATAAAGGCATCAACACCTTTCTGAATAAACGTATTAGCCAACGGCTCGACTCCAATTGTCCTATCGGTCAATGAAGTCTTTGGTACGCTTGTGACCTTATTGTACTCTACAGTCTTCATCCGCTGCAATGTCTGAATTACAAAGTAATTCTGATCATAGCATATGATACGCCCTGAACTTGACCGAGCATTATACTCGGTTAGAAGGACGTCTCTGTAATGAAGATTGGCCCATAAAGCATGGACATAGTAGAGGACGGCACTAGGTGAACAGGATGCCCCAATTGCTAATAATTTCCTAGCAAAGGTGCAATCATTTCCTGATACACCGACTGATGTGCCGGGACCGAAGCTGCACTGTTTAAGAATGGCCAAAATATCTGGCTCAGCCCCCAGAACTCGTTCAACATAGATAGCGGCCCTAGCAAGTAAGCTAGAATGGCTGCCACTACGGAGAATAGAGTTAGTCTCCCTACATTTATCTTCACTTTGCTGGAACCTTTTAAGGGCTTCAGCTCTGAGGTCGATATTTGTTGGGAAGGGGTATTTCTTGATAAGTGCAACGACTTGAGCAGCTTCATAATGACTTGAAGCGTCAGGATACATCTGTTCTGACATTTGCTCAGCCAAACCAAGTAATTTCTCATGGCTCTTGGATCTGAGGTAACCTCTGATCCTGTTCCTTTGAGTAATTCCAATGGTTTCGCAGTTCCTCAACGAAGTCTCCAGCACCATCCGATGTAACTTCAGATGGTCTGGCTTGAACTTGCGGATAACCCGCAACAGTTCCTTGCTTTTCGACATAACGTTCTCCAAGTAGATGATAACGGGAATAACTCCCGATATCAGGCCGAACCACGAGTACTACGGCAGTAAATGCCATAGCGCTAATGGTGACAACATGATAATAAGACATGAAATCAAACCGTGTTAAACGGTGATGTCAAGCTTGTTAGCAAGGTTGTCGGCCTCGGCTGTTGCCCAAAAGGCAGCAATCCGATCCACGAAGGCAGACACGTTGGCCGAGGGCACACCGACCGGTACCTGAAGGGCCCCATTATAAATGAGGTCCAACTTTTCGGTACCGACGGTGACGGTTTCCACGAGCTTCACCGCAGGGCGAGCATTTCCGTTGGAAGTGGCAGTACGCTTCGGGTACGAACGGCTCAGCGTGAGGGAATCCTCATTGCTAAAATCGTTCGATGCCGAGACGTGCTTCACCGAATCCGGGAAAGTGCGGTCCTGAGTATAGACGTGGGTGCCAAGAGTGAGTGACATGATAACTCCAAAGTTGTAAGATCGCGTCTGGTTTATTTAACAGAACGGAGGATCTTGAGTTGTTGTGCTACTAAAGCGATAAGATCAAGAGCACGTGCATCACCACACACATTTCGAAGGGAATCCTTCTTAATAGCGAGGTGAGGCAGTGATAGACCAATCGTCCGTTTCTTAGTTCTATTACGAACTAAGTACGTGCCCCCACCATTCGATGTTACTGTAAATCCTGAACGGGAACCGTTCGAGATTATTCGGGTATTGGTAAGGTCTACTTCGACCGTTTTCCAAGATCCGAATACAGTAGCACCTGCAGCGTATGACATTCCCTGGATGAAGTCACTGGTATTAACAAACCAGTCGACAACAAAAGAGAATGGCACTAACTCCCAAGCCGTAGAAGGAACCTCACGAATGTGAGTGCCCCAATTATCGGTCTGGAGGCGCTGCTCGTACAGAAGCCCTGCTCTAACTGTTATTTTACCAACAGTAGAGTCAGAGACATCAGCACGACAAGCTCCCGAAATAGCGTCAGGCACAGCAGTTCTCGTTTGGTTCACATTAACTGTGACCTCCGATTTACCGCGTGCCGTACGCCGCCCAAGTTGAATCTTGGGGTTCGATAGAGCTTTAGTTAACCCATCAATTTCATAGATTAGAGGTCTCCAGCCGTAGCGGAGCTCTAACCAAGTGCCATTGATGACATCAGCCGCTGACTGCACGACCTGACCCTTGATTTTAAAGGGTTTGGTCTTTCGACCGCGCAAAGTGTTCTTTGCTTTACGCGTCGAATAAGACTGCCATTTAGCAAGATTATTGAAGAATCGAGGAAAATCTTTCCTGATTGCTCCAAGAGGCTTTCTAATCATGGCAAGAGTCTTACGCAGTTCAGCCAAGGATACTAATCCTTGCATATCCGGGGGTTCTATATTAGCCCAGGCTGCGGATGTAGCGAGACTAATGAGATTGTCTAAATCAACGTTATGAGGCAAGGGAGAACCCTTACCCC